GGGTGCCCACGAGATTCTCGCATAACTACCGCCCACGCTATACGTAAGCTTTTGCCCTCAAACCCCACTAGGGATAAAAGATCAACTAACTTCGTATTGCTGAGCTCTGTAGCCCCCCTGTATTTATCTAGGGGGTCAATCTGTTTTTCTACTACCGTTGTAACTGTAGCCTCATCAGAGTTGTCTGAAGCCATGGCCACAGGTATTCCGGTGATGCATAGTACGTAGGTTAGTAGAACTGCTATTTGTTGTTTTTTCTCATTAATAATCACACTATCTCCTAGGCTAGAAGACCAGTTCTGACTTTACGTGGCTGTCACACATATAAAGCAATTCAGCCTATGTCTGCCGAATTCGTACTGCAGTCCCTTTGTTACGTAGTTAGTGATGGCCCAATTGCTTGGGCCATGGATATACCGTAGCAGTAACTACAGGGTGTCAACAACCACGAACCCCGTGTAGAATAACTTTTCTATACGAGAGGAATATCATATGCCTAATTGGTCAGCACCCTGGAATGCAACACAATCTGTAGATTTGCCAACAATTGAAGAAACGTTTGTATCTAAAGTTGTAGCAGAGCCAGTAGTTGAAACACTGGTAGTTGAAGAAGTAAAGAAGTCAACTAAGAAGACAGACGCAGCACCAACTGAATAATGAGAATTGAGCGCATAGTTACGCGTCAGGGACACCCTGTACCAGAAACAGCGCATCACCCTAAAGGGCCCTTCCCACCGGAGTTGTTTGAAACAGCTCCGGTTGTAAGTGATTACATTCCACAACCAGATGGCGGAGTAGAAGTTCCTATTGGTGGTACGGCACAAAATAACTTTCAACCTATTAAGTGGTTTCGTTGCAGGCTCTGTGATGAGCACATACGTGAACCAGAGGTAATGGACCATAACTGTGAGGATTAAAATTGGCAAACCCAAGAAGCTTTGGAAAAACTTATTGGCACCCATTGGTGTATCCGGTAAAACCACCCGTATTATGGGAAAGAGCTGAGACGCAGGAGATACAACTTCCTTTTAGAGGTGGTGTAGGTATAGCAATCCGCCTACCTTTTACTAGACTAAGTTTAGTTATTGGTAGGTGGGTATCCACGTACGTTGAGAGCCAAGCACTAACAAACGCTATCCACGGTAGACCTTTATCAGAAGAAGAAGTAGACTGGGATTTTGTTAGATTCGGTGCAGAGGAGTTGGGATCATGATGCGTAGAAAATCTAAAGAAGTGCGTGAACTTACACGTATTGAGAGACGGGTAGAGTCTTTACCCACAGGTGAGCTAATCCCTTGGACAGAACAAGCTCTGTACACAATTGGTAGAAACCTATCTACTTGGCAAAAAACAAAAGACTTTGCTTCTTTAGAAGAAGCTAGAGTTGGGGCAGAAGCCCTCCACGTTATTTTAGAAAGCTTAACAAAGAGAAACACTAATGGATGATCTAAAGTACAACGAAGATCAGTTTGAAGAAATAGACCCAGATATAGTTCTTGATGAAGAAGATGATGAGTTTTTAGAAGAACCAGAAGAAGAGTTAGACGAGCTCTCTAGAGAGTTTGTAAAGGCTCTCATAGACAAGATCATGGCTTTTATGGAGATGCTAGTAGGTTACGAACTTCACCCATATCAAAAGCCCCTTGCACGTCGCATTATTGAGTCAATAATTATTAACGATGGGGAAGAAGTAACAGCTCTTGCCTCACGTCAGTCAGGCAAGTCAGAAACAATTGCTAACACCGTAGCTACTTTGATGGTTATCCTCCCACGTCTAGCCAGAATGTACCCAGACTTGCTTGGCAAGTTTGGTGATGGCATTTGGGTTGGGATGTTTGCCCCTATCCAATCGCAAGTTGAAACACTGTACGGACGTACTGTTTCTCGTTTAACAAGTGAAAGGGCGCTAGAAATACTTGGTGATCCTGAGATTGACGATATGGCTACCAAAACCCCAGGAGTTGTACGAAACATTAAACTTAAGAACTCTGGCTCTACGCTTATGATGATGACAGCTAACCCTCGTGCAAAGATTGAATCTAAGTCTTTCCACCTAATTATTATCGACGAGTGTCAAGAAGCTGATGACTTTGTTGTTGCCAAGTCTATTTCTCCTATGGGTGCGTACTATAACGCCACGATTGTTAAAACCGGAACACCCACCACGTCAAAGAATAACTTTTATCGAGCAATACAGCTAAACAAGCGACGCCAGTCAGGCGGACGTAATGCAAAACAGAACCACTTCCAGTGGGACTGGAAAGACGTAGCCAAGTTCAACGCTAACTACGAGAAGTTCATTAAAAAAGAAATGCTAAGAGTGGGAGAAGATTCAGATGAGTTTCAGCTTTCGTACAACTGTAAATGGCTTTTGGAGAGAGGTATGTTCATCACTTCTTCTATTATGGATGATTTGGGAGATACGTCGCAAGAAATTGTTAAGAGCTACCATAGGTCTCCCGTCGTCGTTGGCATTGACCCCGCTAGAAAAATGGATAGCACGGTTGTTACTGTTGTTTGGGTTGACTGGGATCGTCCTGATGAGTTTGGTTATTACGATCATCGTGTTTTAAATTGGCTTGAAATTCAAGGAGATGATTGGGAAGAGCAATACTTTCAGATTGTTAACTTCCTAAGTAATTACGACGTTTTAGCTATTGGGGTTGACTCTAACGGTGTGGGAGATGCTGTAGCTGGACGCTTGAAAGTACTTATGCCTCGAGCAGAGGTAGTCCCTATTACATCTAGCCCTACAGAACAATCTAAGCGATGGAAACATTTGCAAGCTTTAATTCAACGTCAAATGGTTTCCTGGCCAGCACATGCAAAAACTAGACGTTTACGTCTTTGGAAGAAGTTTTATCAACAAATGACAGATGCTGAAGTAAGGTACAAAGGCCCTAACTTTATGGTGGCCGCACCCGATGAAGCCCACGCCCACGACGACTTTGTGGACTCTTTAGCTATTGCCTGCGCCATGACTCAAGACATGGTTATGCCTACAGTTGAAGTTAGTGCTTCTCCATTTTTTTCTTAATTTAGCATTTAAAAAGTAGGGCTAGGGTAGAGACTTATACCTGAGGACCCTCAATCCCTATGCATAAGGAGTAATAATGGCAGTAGAAAACATCGCTCCAACGCCTCAGTTCCCTGAGAAGGTTGGCGCAACATACGAACGTAAGATGGCAGAATCAATGCCGGGCAACCGTGGACCCCTTCGTTTTGAAGAGGGCATTGCAACTGACACAGATGTACCAAGTGATTTTCAACTTGGCTTAGATCAGGGTTATGACACCCCAGCTGGTCGTCCTAACCACAACACGAATGTGTTTGAAAAGTATGCTGATGAAACAATGAAGCAACGCGCCCATGTGGGTTCAGCTTCTTGGGTAGAAGCACCAGCTTTTGTTGAAGAATTTTCACAAGGTAACTTCGGAGATCACTCTCAGATTGTTATTGAAGAAGTTGTTCGCTCAGGTGCTCGTCAACAGCGCATGAATCCTGCTCAAGTAGCAGACTAAATACAGTAGACTATAAACGCTTCCAGCCTCGTACCCCTTCTCCGGGGCTGGAAGTTTTTATACAAGGAGGAATACTAAATGGCAGACGTACCAGAAAACCCAAAACTTTGGAATTTGTTAAAAGGTCAAGCTAAAGCCAAGTATCCTTCGCACGGAAAAAATTTAGGTTTTCCAGCATCTAAATGGTTGGGAGATGAATATGCTCGTCAAGGGGGAAAGTTTGTTGGGTCAAAGAAAGAAGTTGATCCAAAGTTACGTGATACAAAGCAAGATGTTGTTGACGCTAAGAAACGTAAAGAAGCAGAAAAGAAAAAGCTCGATAAAAAACGAGGTTTTAAAAATTAAAATGGGGAGTGGTAAATAATGGCTGGTGGCATTGATTTCTCACCTCCCAGTTATAGGGCGGCGTCAAGCGACTTAACTATCTCAATTTCTCCGTTAGGTCTTGTAGAGCTAGCCGATGAAGAGTTTGAAGTACACGGTCCTAGACTAAACCGCTACTCACTCAACTGGGCAATGTATCTTGGACATCACTGGTCTTATCGCCGCGAAATAGGCGAAGCACAGATGGTTTACAACTATTACAGAGCTTTTACAGATTACATTATTAACTTTACATTTAGTCGCGGAGCATCTTTTCGTAGCCCAACACAAACAGAAGCAGTCGTCCCAGACATCCTAAAACGGGTATGGGAAGTAGATAATGATAAGTACTCTGTTATGTGGGAAATGGGGCAGCAAGGCGGAGTATCCGGAGATTGTTTTGTAAAAGTTGCGTATGAAGAAGGTTATGAAGACTCTGTAGGCAGGTTACACCCAGGTCGTGTACGTGTTCTTCCGCTTAACTCTTCTTTTTGTTTTCCAGAGTTTCACCCACATGATCGTTCACGCTTAATTCGTTTTAAGCTTAAGTACCGTTTCTGGGGTACATCAATAGAAGGTACACGCCAGGTGTACACCTATACCGAAATTCTTACAGATGATCGTATTGAAGAATACATTAACGATGAGCTTATTGACTCTCGTGAAAATCCTATTGGTGTGGTTCCAATTATCCACATTGCTAACGTACGTGTTTCTGGGTCTCCTTGGGGATTATCTGATTGCCATGACATCATTGTCTTGAACCGCAACTACAACGAAGTCGCTACAGACATCGCAGATATTATTAACTACCATGCGGCACCAGTTACAGTAATCACAGGTGCTAAGGCCTCGTCCCTGGAAAAGGGACCTAAGAAGGTCTGGGGCGGGCTACCAAAAGACGCTCAAGTATTCAACCTCGAAGGTGGCGGTCAAGGCCTCACTGGAGCAATGGAATACCTAAAGATTATTAAAACAGCTATGCACGAAATGGTTGGCGTACCTGAGACTGCACTAGGTCAAGTACAACCAATTTCTAACACTTCAGGTGTTGCATTAGCTATTCAATACCAACCATTGATGAATCGTTACCAACAAAAAATGGGACAGTACGGTGAAGGTATTCAACGTATAAATGAACTTATATTGCGCACCTTGGCGTTTAAAGAAATAGAAGTATTTACGTGGTCACAACAAGTTAACGGCCCTATTAAAGCTCATCAACTTCCACAGTTAGACCCAAATGACCCATTGACTTACGAGTCAACGGTGCACTTCCCACCTCCACTACCTTTAGACAAGCTTATTATTCTGAATGAAATTCAAACTAAGATGACTATGGGCCTTGAGAGTCGTGAGGGTGCACTTCGTCAATTAGGCGAAGAATTTCCAGATGAAAAACTTGAAGAAATTCGTGCAGAGCTTATTGCCGACGCAAAGGCAGATGGAGCTTTACAGCTGGTTAAAAATCAAATTTCAGCATCTATTGTTTCTCTTACAGGAATGCTGCCAGATGGCACACTTCCTGAAGGACAACAAGCTGGGCAGGGCGTTGGTCCTGGACCTGGCGGTCAAGCGGGAGTTATCTCTCCAATTGAAGAAGGGGTATTGCAAGAACTACAGCAAACCCAAGTTGACATTGTTACTGAGGCTTACGGAACAAAGATTCCTCAACGGAGGACTCCGGATCCTGATAAACCTGAATAACAAGTTTAGGCAGACAAAGTGGTAATACTTTGCCAGCCTAAGACCACTACCAAACCGTAGGTCATCGTGACACTAATTCGGACAACGACCTCTTAAACCTAAGGACAACGCATGTCAGAAACAACTAACATCATAGATACGCCTGAAGCAATGGCTGCATTTAATGCCGATGTTCCAGGAACAACAGAAACACTAATTACGCCCGTTAAGGAGCAAGTCTTGTCAGACAAGTCCTATAACGAAGAGGATTTAAAAAAGGTAAGAGAGCAAGAGAAATCAAAGCTTTACCCTCAGATAGATTCATTAAAAGAAGAACTCAATATCCTCAAGAAAGAACGCGATGAGCGTCTAGCTGAGTCTGCACTACGTGCAGCAGAAGCTGAAGCAGAAGCCAAGAAAAAGGTTGAAGCGGAGATGGATGTACGTCAGCTCCTTGAGGCAAAAGAACTAGAGTGGGCTCAGAAGTTGGAAGTCGAACGCAGTGAGCGTGAACGAGCTTTCACTCTTCTAGAGCGTGAGCGTCAGTATGCGGAACTCACAGAGTTTCGTACCCGCCGCTTAGAAGATGAGCGTGACAACATCATGCCTGAGCTCGTAGATCTAATTTCAGGAAATACTCCTGAAGAAATCGAACAAAGTATTACAGGACTTAGAGAGCGATCTTCAAGAATCTTGGAATCGGCGCAGTCTGCAATGCAGAATGCACGTAAGGAAATGACTGGGAGTCGTGTAACAGCGCCTCCTTCTGGACCAATGGACACTAATATGGAGCAACAACAGTTCACTGCGGATCAAATTGCCGCAATGTCGGTTACCGAATACGCAAAATACCGTGGGAAGTTGTTGGGTAAATCCGCATCTGAACGTGGTAAGGGAATCTTCGGGTAAGCAGTTACCTACCAAATTATAAACACTAACTAAGGAGTAAAACCGACATGGCATCAGCCGTAACAGGTACCGGCAATTTAGCCGCAGCACCTACAGCATACTCTGGCTCCAATAGCCAGCTAACACAAGCAATTCAGACCATCTGGTCGAAGGAAATCCTTTTCCAGTCAATGCCGATTCTACGCTTCGAACAGTTCGCTGTTAAGAAGACAGAACTAGGAGTTGCACCTGGTCTCCAGATCAACTTCATGCGTTATAACAACCTAGGCTTCGCGGGTTCACTCGTTGAAGGCGTACGTATGTCAACAAACGCACTAACAGCGCAGCAGTTCTCAATCACAGTTGCAGAGCATGGCTACGCAATTGCTGTTTCAGAGCTACTACTTAACGCATCATTCGATGACGTTATGGCTTCAGCTTCACGTCTTCTTGGACGTAACATGGCTCTCTACCTTGATGGCCAGGCACGTGACACACTTATGGCAGCTTCGTCTGTTGTATACGGTTACGACCGCTCAGCTTCTAACGCAGTTAACAACTGGTATGACTACGGTACAAAGGGCACAACACGTGCATCAATGACCGGTTCATTCGACCTAACAACAGCAGTTGTTAAGGACGCAGTTGAAACTCTAGCAACAAAGAACATCCCTCGTTTGGGCGAGACATACGTTTCATTCGTGCACCCACACCAGAGCCGTAAGCTTCGTGACAACCCAGAGTTCATCGAAGTAACAAAGTACGCAGCTCCAGGTAACTTCATGCTAGGTGAGATTGGTCGTCTATACGACACAGTATTCATCGAGACAACACAGATCGAAAAGGTTGTTGGTGGAGCTGGTGCAGGCTACACAACTGATACAGCTGTTGCAGCTGGATCAATCGTTTACCCAACTGGCGGTGGATACACATCTCCTGCTACAAAGACAGGTAACGGAGCTAAGGATCGCTACTCAGCAATCTTTATTGGCGACAATGCATTCGGTCACGCAATTTCACTTCCTGTAGAACTTCGTGATGGTGGTATTCTAGACTTCGGTCGTGAGCACGCACTTGCATGGTACGCAATTTATGGTCTCGGCCTAATTACAGATCAGTCTGTAGTATTGGCAGAAACTAACTAATTTAACTAGTTAAGGGGCGGGGTTAAGCCCGAGCTGAAATAAGCTCACACTCCCGCCCCTCAACACAAACATTGGAGAATAATAATCGTGTCAAAAGCAAAAGTAACAGACGTCACAGGACGTCAGCGTGAAGCCCAAGTTAAGGCACACGCAGAGGAGCTAGCAGAACGTGCTGGTTCAATCTCAATGGCTACTGCAACCGCAGCAGCTAAGCTAGAAACAGAAATTGTAGATCTTACAATTCCGGACAATCCAACAGTTATCGACGAAGTTGAAACCGTGGGCGTGAGTCTTGCAGACGATAGTCAAGTTATTCGTGTTGCTGAAGACCTAGATTTTGTAACTATCGGCGTAGGAAATCACTATTCCTTCAAAGCCGGACAGAAGTATAAAGTAGCTAAGCATGTTGCAGCTCATCTGCAAGAAAAAGGCTACTTGTACGACAGGCTCTAAGAGCCACTAATCTAGAATGCCCTTATGGACAAAGCCGCCCTTCGTTCATGAGGGCATTCTTTTGTACTGACTTCTACCAATAATTGCGAGATTATTAAAACATTAACTTGGTCGGAGGAATCAGTGGCAACACTTGCAGGACTTTCTGAACGTCTTAGATTCGAACTTGGTGATCAAGGCAAATCCTTCGTTGAAACCTTTAAAGGTGACGGGGTACAAACTCGTTTTAATTTAACAGTAGCCCCAGTAGACGGCGGAACAATGACCGTCCGTGTGGGTAGTACCAACGTATCAGGGACCACATCCGTAGAAGAGCGCACAGGTTTAATCGTCCTGTCAGTGCCTCCGGCTGATGACGCAGTTGTAACTGTTTCAGGAACTAATTTTAAATACTTTACTACTGCGGAAATTGAACAGTATGTAAACACCGCTTTTGGTGAGCACGCAAGAAGCACTACAGACTCCAACGGTAGCCGTGCAACTATGGGCACACTTCCCCCAATAGAGGACTACCCACTTATCCTTCTAGCTACTTCTATGGCTCTCTACACCCTAGCTACAGATGCCTCATTTGATATCGACATCATTTCTCCAGATGGCGTATCTATCCCACGAACAGAGCGCTTTCGTCAGCTAACTGATATTATTCAACAGCGTAAAGAACAATACCGTGAGTTGTGCAACCTTCTTGGTATTGGTCTGTATAAGATTGAAGTATTCAACCTACGTAGAATTAGTCGCTTGACTAACAGACTTGTACCTATGTACAGACCACAGGAGATAGACGATGCTTCTCTTCCACAACGAGTACGACTGTCAATACCTGCTTATGGAGATGTCACTCCCGAAGGCGATGTTATTACCCGAGATCTCTCTATGTATGCAGGAGACGACTTTGCTATCAAACTTAAGTTCTCACTGGACTTGGCTACCTACACCCCGAAGTCTCAACTACGCCTATTCAACACTGGAGGCCGTGCGCAAGTAGGTCCTGTAATTGTTGGAGAGTTTACAATTGTAAAGAGTGCTTCTGTAAACGGTGGAGTTTTAGATACTATTCAACTTTCACTTCCAGGATCTGTTACAGAAAAACTTCCATACGCTTGCTACTACGACGTGCAGTTAACAAATAGCGCCGATGGAAAAACAAAAACGTTTATGACTGGAAAGGCCTTTACTGAAAAACAGGTAACTCTCTAATGACTACCCCAGAGATTATTGAAATAACTGAACAACCAATTACAGTAATTACTATTGGCGCAGATCAGACCGGAGCTGTAGGTCCGCAAGGACCTTTAGGGCCTACCGGTCCAACAGGGGCAGTTGGCGCAACTGGTAGTACTGGAGCAATTGGTAGTACTGGTGCAACAGGTTTGACGGGTGCTACAGGCCCGGCATCTACTATTACTGGCCCAACGGGTTCACGAGGCTTAGACGGCCCCACAGGACCAACTGGTGCCCAAGGAGATGCTTCTAACGTACCTGGACCAACTGGACCAATCGGTCACACAGGCCCCGCAGGTGTACAAGGACCTACCGGTTCAATTGGTGCAACAGGACAGACTGGTTCTACTGGCGCAACTGGTTCACAAGGTACAACTGGTACACAAGGTGCAACAGGTTCTATTGGACCTATTGGATTAACTGGCACTACAGGCGCAACTGGAGCAACCGGTCCACAAGGTTTGCAAGGAACATCAATAGATTTTAAAGGCGCAATATCTTCTTTTAGTTCTTTACCATCAGTAGGCAACAGCATAAATGATGCTTATCTTGTTGAAGACGAGGGCGATCTTTATGTTTGGAGTGGTTCGGCTTGGAGTAACGTTGGTCAGATTGTTGGTCCAGCGGGAGCAACAGGCCCTAGAGGATTTGATGGACCTACTGGTCCAACAGGTTCTGTTGGATCACAAGGTGTTGCAGGAGCCACAGGTGCGGCATCAACAATTACCGGACCAACTGGTCCTCAAGGCGTAACAGGTCCTCGTGGTTTACAAGGTGAAGTTGGACCAACTGGATCAATTGGTACTCAAGGTGTAACTGGACCAACTGGTACACAAGGTTCTCTTGGACCTACTGGAACAATAGGACAAACTGGACCAACAGGTTCACAAGGTATTCAAGGTCCGACTGGACCGACTGGATCAACAGGTGCAGCTAGCACAGTGCCCGGCCCAACTGGAGCAACAGGGCCTACAGGTTTACAAGGATTAACTGGTGCTGCAGGTAATACAATACTTAACGTAGACGCCGGAACTCCAACTACTGTATACGGCGGTTCAGATTCAATTGATTGCGGAGGAGTTACCGGCTAATGGCTGTAAAAGTTCAATTTAGACGAGGCACTGCTTCCGAGTGGTCTGCTGCAAACCCAATACTTTCACAAGGTGAAGCTGGTTATGAATTTGATACCGGTAAGTTTAAAATTGGTAATGGTGCTCTTGCGTGGAACTCTCTTTCATATTCTTCTGGAGTACAAGGACCAACTGGTCCCGCAGGAGTTTCAGGACCTACAGGTCCCGCATCCCAAGTAACAGGTCCAACTGGTTCACTTGGACCAACGGGTGCAACTGGTCCGCAAGGAACAAACATCAATGTTCGTGGGACAGTGGCCGCAGTTGAAAATCTTCCCACATCAGGAAATACTATTAATGATGCGTATATCGTTACCGCAGATGGTGACCTCTACGTATGGGGCGGATCATCTTGGTCTAACGTAGGACAAATTGTTGGGCCAATGGGACCTACTGGTTCACAGGGGCCAACAGGCCCAACTGGTGCTGCTGGTTATATTGGTTTAGATGGTGCAACGGGTCCAACTGGACCTACTGGAAATACTGGGCCAACAGGCGCAGCATCTAACGTTACAGGTCCAACCGGACCGTTAGGGCCAACTGGTCCACAAGGTTTGCAAGGTTCTCTTGGACCTACTGGATCAACCGGAGCTGCGTCTACAGTCACAGGTCCAACTGGTTCACTTGGTTTTGTAGGACCTACAGGTCCCGCAGGTAAATTTACAGCCAGCCCTACAGCACCAGAGATTTCATTAGCTGCTGCAGGAGATGGTTGGTTTAACACAGAAAACACAAAGACTTACGTTTTCTTTAATAACGTTTGGACAGAAGTTGGTTCCGGAAACGTAGGCCCTACTGGACCTATTGGTATCCCAGGTCCGCTTCAAATAAGCACTATGTGGTGGTTTGGAGTTTAAATTTATTTAGGTATAGCGCCTAAAAAGTAGTAATAGCAAGTATCTTTTCTATATTGCGTGTTAAGGAAGGTATAAATCAATGCCAGGTTTTCTAGGCGGTAGTTCAGGCAGTGGCACAGGTGGAGAGATTCGTTTTCCAGCGGAGCTCATTGACCCGGTAACTAAACTTCGCGTCTCTAATCCTCAGACGTTGATTGATACTGACTTTGAATATGGCCTTCAGCCTACAAAGTGGGAAACAGTTGAGCTTATCAACAACACCCCGTCCTTCTTTTCTAAGGGTGGCGATACAACTATCCCCAATATTTCTGCAGTTACAACCACAGAAACTTCTCGTGAAATTAAAGTAATAACCTCTCTTGCACACGGTCTTGCAGTAGGTATTCCAATTAACGTAACAGGTACAAAATCTATTACTGCAGACGGTGCTTACATTATTAACTCGGTACCTGATGCGTTTACCTTTACCTACCTTTGCCGACAGAATCAACCTACTACAGCATCTATTGAAGATCTTTACACATCTATTATTACAGGTGAGTTTTTTCAAGGCTCTCAAATTCGTATTTCAGATTCAGACGGTTTAGTTACAAACGGTGAAGGACAATCTGTTCTTACTGTAAAAACAGAGTCTCCACACGGTTTTGGTGTTAATACTCCGTTTTATTTCTTAAATCTTAACTCTACAGTCTCTCAAGAGTTTGACTCTTCCAACACAAGCTCAAAAGCTTTTGATTCAAGCAACAGCTCAACAGCTCAAACTTTTGATGGTTCAAATACTCTTACCTCATATCGTCTTGATTTAGACAACAATGCGGTATCTGGTGGGGCAGTGAGTTCAATTTCAAACGGAAATTTAACAACTAACGCCATTACCGTTACACACACTACAGAAAACTTTATTAATAAAGCGGTTGGTACTCCCCTGTACCATAACGTATCTTCTGCTAGCGGTTATTTTTCTGCAAACCCTAGAGGAGTTGTTTTCTTAAAAGATCTAAACACCGCTACAACTAACGGCTCAATATTTACGGTAAGTCTAGTACCTAACGGATCAGCAATATCTATTTCTAGTTCAGTTACTGGAACTTTTCAATTAGCAAATGAAGCACGCACATTTGCGGGAAACAATATTGACGTTACTACTGAAACCACTATTAACTTAGTTGATGACGCTGCAAAAACGTTTAATGGTGCTAATTTAGATGGATTGTTTGTTACAAATGCTTCTTTTAGTGGTTCTCAAATATCGGGTGCAAGCGGAAGTGGTTTAGCTGACATAACCTGGTATCAGGGAGCAATGCTTAAGTATGAAACTACGGGCACACCACCAACAATTAACAGTGGCGGAGACGCCACTGCTGGTGGCTCTACTACTTCTTTAGTAAACGGCCGCACATACTTTGTTGATTCCTTTTTTCAACAAGGAAGCACTATTAACTACAGCTTTACACTTAAAGAATTTCCAACTAGCTCAACTACAATAAATACAACTTCTTCTGGTTCCGGTACTCATACTTTTACTCAAATTGGCTTAGCAGTAGATAAAGATATCTTTCACCTTAAAGACCATGGATACGCAATAAATGACATGCTCAAGTACTCTTATCCTG